GGTGCAACAACTGCGCCAGCAGCATTTGCAGTAACTCCACTTGGGAGTACTGGTGGTAGTAGGCGTTCACTTATGTAAACACCTGGACGGCTATAAGCCATTTTTTCTCCTAACTAGTTTGGGGGAGGGACCTTATGGTGCCGATTGAGTGTACGTATCGATGGTAGTGAACTGAGAGCGACCAAGGGTCTGACTTCCAGTTGTACCTGTGACGTTTATTTGCAACACTTTGTACAGATTGTTATATGTTTCAGGCGCAATCTCAGAAGAGACACGAACTGTCATAGCATTTACAAACAGTCGTTTTCCTTGTTCAGTAATATCTCTCTTAGATATGTCAAGAACGTCTAAACGACGAGTAGTTCCAAATACAGTATTTGGCCCTGTGTTTAACACAGCAAACCGTAATGGAACTTTTGTAAATAACAATTGAGATAAAATTTGACGATCATGACGTGGTTGACGAGAGTATGAAGTAATTTGGTAATCAATATTTACAGGAATTGGATAGTTAATTTCCCAGTTATGTTCATCATTATCCCAAGCAGTACTTTCGCCAATGACTGTTGGGTTAGTTAAATACGCTGGCTTTACCTTGCCTCTCATAGCACGAGAGAAGTCTTCAGAGATATCGACCATATCAATAGTGATGTAAGGGTATGACTGAGCACGAATTTCCTGGTCAGGTTGTCCAAACCAGACTCCTACTTTTCTAGTAGTACCTGGTGTAGCAGTGCCACCTGAAACAACGCTTGCAATGTTTGCATTTGTTTTTGCATATTTAAATGTAGTAGGAGTTGGAATTAATGTAATGTTGTAGGTGCCATTAAAGGCAGTTGCAGTACCAGCAATAGTAACTGTGTCTCCAACTTTAAAGCCATGTTCTGTAGATGTAGTTATTGTAACTACATTATTAGTAAGCGCTCTATTTGTAATAGTTTTTGCCGTAGCAGAAGAAGCCTTCTGATCAGTAACCGTCATCTCTTTTAACAAGTCTCTCAACGCTTCATCTTCTTCTAAAAGGAAGGTCATAGGTAGCCATCCATGTGCTGCATTGTGCGGGCTAGCATAAATTTCTCAGACTCTTGCTGACGATTGTTGAAGCGACGCATAGCAGCAGTTGGTTGACTACTTGGAGTTCCGTACTCAAGATCTAATATCTCTGTCTTGTGGTCTGGGTTGCCGTGAATAGTAAAGGCACCGTTAGAGTGACGGACATGGAGGTTTCGTACAATTTTTTCAGGCCAACCTGATGCTCTAGCCTCTGATCGTAAATGAGCGCCCATGAACCTTGTAGTTTCTACACTGGCTCTATTTAAAGACTCTCTGGCTTTTTTTAGGTAGGTCACTTTTTTTTCTTCGCTTTCGCTTTTGCTTTGGAAGCAACGTAGACAGCACCAGCAAGATAGGCTGCGGTTGTACCTGCAATTAGCGATGCGATAGCGGGACGCTTTTCTTTAGGGCGGAATCCAAACACACCCCGAATAAACTCTTCACGTTCGCCTTGATTATTAATCTCAGCGGCTTGTTCGTACCAAGGCTTGTAAGCCATAATAAATAACCCCTTTATCGCAACCTGTGGGAACAGTATTCAGGCACCGCAGTGGTGTTCTGATATGTTAATGATAAACAAGAAAGGCCCCTTTCGGGGCCTAACTAGTTACTTCTTTTTAATCTTTTTAACAATTGCTACATCCATCTTGCGGTCATCCTCTTGGGACTTAGGCTTGCGATGCTTCTTATCCATCTTTTCAAACTTGGCCTTCTCTTCTTTATCCAATCCCTTTGTGGTCTTGGCATCTTGCTTCTTGTCAGAGGCCTTGGTGTACTTCATTAGACGATTTTCTTTTTCTTCTTCTTCTTTAGCGCCTTAAAATCTGCGCCAGTAATTTTATCAGCAGGCTTTGCAGCGTTAGCAATCTTCATCTGCTTAGGGCTTAGTGACTTCTTCATTACTTACCCTTCTGGCAAATGGAACACTTGCACTTGCAGTTCTTCATTGTGCATTTAAGGGCCATTATTTTTTGTCCTTCTTCTTGTCTGTCTTCTTCTTAGCATACTTATTATTAGCAGCGGCTAGAGTCTTCATGCCGTGCTTATCTTTTGGCTTCATACAGCCACAGGTAGCGCACATTATTTACCCTTTGGCTTTGGCTTGGCTTTTGGACCCTTACCGAATCCTGGCTGACCCTTTTTCTTACCACATCCACATGTTGCACACATTGGCTTTTCCTATCTATGTCTTGCCGTTTTTTTGGCAATTGTTTTTGGTTGTTTTACAAACTGCTTTCCCTTGCTATTGCCTTCTGCTTTAGCACGGTTGGTGGCAGCCTTTTCTGAAGGAGTAAGAGTATCCCACGCTTTGTCTGGTAGGTAACGCTTTTTACCTTTAGATTCTTTTCCATCTGAAGTGCGCCATTTTTCATTGCCCCACTTCTTCAGGGATTGTTGTGATTTTGCAAGAGCCATCTTAGTTCTTATAACCTCCGCCTGACTTCTTATACTCTGCAGCAAGAAGTTGAGCCTTACGAGCAGACCACTCTCCTGGATCTCCGCCTTTAGTTCCAGCCTTTATCTTTTTAAATAAACTCTTACGCATCCCAGGCTTGGTGTAATTACCAGCCTCATTTACTTTTGACTTTGGTTTTGCTGCTTTTTTTGGCACTCTTAACTCCTCCACTCTTTGGTACACAGTTAGGAACTCTCTTACCATTCTTCATCTTAAAACCTTTTTGAACATAACCTTCCCAACAAGCCACTAGCAATCCCACTTTCTTAGTGCTAGTGCTTTACGAGTTGGCTTACCATTCTTTTCCATTGGTCCTGGCATTCCACCCATCCTTGCACAGAAGGATTTACGACGGGCTGCGGACTTCTTAGACTTCTTTGCTTGTTTAGCAGATACGGGAGGTTTTAAATCTGAACCTGGATTTGCTTTCTCATAAGATTTGCGACCCTTTTCATTTAAACCACCCTTGGCATTCTTACCTTCTTTACGTGTCCACGCTGCTGTCTTTGCCATTATCTTCCCTGACTTCTATGAGCATTGCTCTTGTGGAATTTCTGCACGGCCTTCACGCCCTGCTTTATGGTTCTTGATCCACCCTTTTTTGTGAGGTTGATTTTATCCCACTTACCTTGATTTGTATTAGTGTGATCAACAATGACGTCGCCCTTTTTATTTTTAGAAACCTTATGAACTACTCTGGCTTTCTTTCCAGGAATACCAGTAGTAAGAGTTACTGGCTTCTCTTCTTTCTTCTTATCAGCCATCAGGTCACCGACTTCTTATGCTTATAACGAATTGGGGCTTTAGGTCTTCTTACTATGCCGCCCTTCTTTCTCTTTAATTTTGCGCCACCAGACTCATACTTACTCTCAGTAACATTTGTTTGAATATTCTTTTGAGGCTGCTTACCAGCCCTTGCGCCAATTCCTCTACGTCGCCTTGCCATTACTTGCTCCTCTTTTTCTTTACTTTAATACTCTTATTTGGTTTTTTCTTAACAGTCTCTTTTGCATAGGAAGAAAACTTTTTATCTAGATAAGTCTTTTTTACTTTCATTTTTTCTTTTTATTCTTTGACATTCCCGCTTCGCTCATTGCAATAGCAACAGCCTGCTTCTTTGATTTAACAACTGGGCCTTTACCAGGACCCTTCTTACCTGAGTGCAACTTTCCTTCTTTGTACTCCTTCATAACCTTTTCAACTTTGCCTTTTGCTTTTTTAGTTGCCATCATCATCCTCTTCTACTTGGTCATCTAATTCTACCGCATCAAACTCAAAGAGAGATGGGTCTAATAACTCCTCAAAATTTCCCAAGGCTAGTTTGCGTATGCTTGGAACTGAGGATCGTTTACTAACTCCTCTGAGTTAACTAGGTTGCAGTCTATAGTTACTACTGAATAACGTTCGGCGTATCTTCCACGAGGCAAGACTCTTGTAGGTACAAATACCTGATCTTGAAATACCACACGATCCTTGATGTGTTGGTTTGGATCGGCAACCATTGCTGGAATAAGCCTATTTATATCTGCTACAGAAACTACAAGACGCAGAGTATCTACTACGTAGAATCCTCGTTCATTCATTATGTTTGTACCACGTATTAATTGCGCCAAAATTACAGGCAAATCAAATGGGTCATTCCATCTACGACCTTTAGTAGGGTCTTGATTTGATACATCGTAGACTGGATCTACATAATTTGCATAGTCTGCAGCAAGGGCTGCATCATCCCAAGTCCACCAATCAACAACGGTACCAATTGGATCCCTAAGTTCATCAACCATGCCCTCATCCATAGAGAGGGTCTCAAACCCTATCTTAAATCGTCCCTGGACTTTAGAACCACGCATAAAGAGTATTGTCTCTTATGAGGGCTAGTAATAAAGGATAAAATTAAACCTTACTATTCCAGTAAAGATTGTAGTAATCGGCGTCCAAATTAAACCTTTTAACATGAGTAGCAATAGCCCCAGTATGAGCATAAAGTGGAATTCCTACACTTTTTAATTTTCTAAAAAAAGCCACATCTTCACTGACAAACTCTTCGCCTACCCCTTCATGTTCTGCAAATACAGCCTGATTTGGATATTTTTCTTTTAATTTTTCAACAATAGACCTATGCATAAGCACCAACCCCATTCCAGCAGCATCGCATTTTATAATTTGATTTTCTGGTAATGGATGAATGTATTGTACTTTAAAATCTTGAACATCATTAAATAGTACTGGAAATGGAACCATTAATGATCCATCAGTACTCTTTGAAACAAAATAAGTTCCACTTAATACTGGACAAGAATCTTTATCGGCAGTTTCCCACAGTTTTTTTAATGTTTCAACAGTTACATTTATATCTGAATCAATCCACAGTAACCAATCATCTTCTATATTATTTGACCAATGATCAAATAAAGTTTGCCTTTGTCTTGCAATTTGATTTCCTTCTACTCTTACTACAGAATTAATAAAAATATTCTTTGCTTGTCCAGTTAATAGAATGTTTACAAGTCCATCTGTAAAACGTCCATCTGTTGAACCACTGTCACACCAACCAAGTGTTACTTTTTCAGTTATGTTTATCATATTTCTCCTATTTGTATTCTTTTTTAAACCAAAACATTTTTTTATATGAGTCAAAAAACATAGAATGTATTTTGTTTGTAACTTTTTTTCCTTGTTCTAATTCAACTGTAGATCCAATATTTAATTTCCATTTTTGACGTTTAAAAGGAATAACTTGCACTATAGGTGTTCCTTTTGAAATTAATCCTTCAAAATTTGGATCATTAATAACAAAAGGAAAATTGACTGGTGCTGTATATGTGTCTGTATCCACAATGCCTGGAAGGATAGTAAAAACTGATTCCCTGTGCATTGGCTGGGTAAATAAAGTAGAGTAGCCTGCTGGTGTTTGAATAGCCCAAGGATTTATCCATTTAGGATAATCATATGGTTTACATGCAGGATGTTTTAAGGCTTGTGCAACAGGGTGAAATTGTATTAATCCTAATGAAGACCATTCAAAAAATTGCACACCGTCTTTAACACTTACGTATATATCAACAGGTAAAGCAATAATATATCCAGCAGTTATAGCATCAAAAACTGGTATACAACGTTTTATAGTTCCAGTATGCTTACCATTATTTGGTTTTTTTTTACCATCTATGTATGACTCTGTATTAATATACCAAGTAGGAAGAGTTTTTGATGCTGGTTCTGGATAGTCTAAATCAATTTCAAGAGTATTTGTAAATGTAATATTCATATGCTCCGCCCTACTACAATGTTTATAACTTATTCAGGTAATTCCCTTAAACCTGGCATTGGAATAAACTCACTACCAACGTAAGTACCACCGATGTCTACAACATCTGTGTTAGAGTATTGTACACATACTTTACCTGTTGCTTGTTCTGCAATTTCTTTAGAGTTAGCAATTATTTTATTGATGATATTAATACCATCAATCACTGCAAAGTTAGCCATAAAAATTTCTCCTTTACTTAAAAGTTAAGAACATAAACAACTCCGCCACCACCAGTACCCCCAACACCTGGTGAAAATTGCCCGCAGCCACCACCGCCACTGCCAAAACCATTTCCAGGATTACCGTTACTGTTAACTGGTGCGCCTGACCCACCACTTCCAATTCCAGATCCAGCGCCACCGCCAATTGCTTGGGCAAATCCACCCTGTCCTGAACCGCCACCACCTGTTGTTCCAGTTATTATATTTAATAGTGGAGAAGAACTAGATGCGACTCCAGAGTTACCGAGGTTCCCACCAGCACCGCCACCAGGGCTTCCTGCACCGCCAGTAGCACCACCATTAGCGGTTAGTGTTGTAAATCCAGTTCCTGAAACCGAAGTGCTACCACCCGACTGCCCTGAATTGCCACCTGCGCCTATTGTAAGTGTTGTAGAACCGTTAAAAAATACGGGTCCAGAAGTAATGCCACCAGAGCCACCACCATCCCGATTTCCAATTCCTCCGCCACCACCACCTGCTCCTACTACAACTGCAAATGCAGCACCATTAATTTCTGTAACGTTTGTTGTTGAGGAGAAGGTAGTCACTGTACCTGAAGTAGTCAAAGTTAAAGGTACACCACCAGCGGTAATTGTTACTGTAACACTTGCAGCACTTGTTGTTCTTGCTGCAAGACGTGTTGCAGTTCTAGCAAGAGTTACCTGCGAAGTTCCAGCGGCTGTTGTTGTAGTAGCAAGGGCGCCAGAATCATCTTCAAAAACAATAGTAGTAGGCACTGATGAAGTGCTACTTGTAATGTTATAGAGTGCTGCTGGCAAAGAACATGTTGATATATTAACATTTGAAGAAGAGGTAACAGTTAATGAAGTACCAATTGTTGTTAATGCAGCGGCTTCTACTGGTAAAGGAAATATTGATAATCCCATTATACTATCTCCACTCCGCTAATGTGAAAGTTTACAGTTGTTGCTGAGGCAAGTCCTGTAATAGTTTTTGGTGTAGCGTTTGCTGGAATAACTTGTTTTACATCAAAATAAGCAGTTGTATTTCCAGCAAGTGAAGAACCCGATTGCAAAGCAATACTATCAATATTAATAGTAAAGGTCGCTGCTGTAGCCGCTGTATTTGCTACAGCAATATTAGTAACTACAGTTGTAGTGCTTGAATTTGGTACGGTATAAAGGGTTGTGCTTGAGGTCGCTGCAGCAGTTCTTGCTAGGACCTTGGAGGTTACAGCCATAAGTTACTGTTCCTTTCGGGAGGTATAGCGGATATGTTAAGGCTTTTTTTAAGCCTGCGTGTCTTAAACCTATGCTAATGTGAACCTATGAATTTGGTGCAAAAATCGGTCTCTCAGGGGGGTAAATTAGCGCCTTTAATTTTACCTCACTCTATTACCTCTGGTATGGGTTTAATGAATCCATCTATTTTTGTTGATGATGATGGGGATATTCTTGTAAATATTCGGCATGTAAATTACACCTTATATCATTCTGAAAGAGATCAAAATTTTTTTAGTCCTTGGGGTCCACTCTCCTATCTACATCCTGAAAAAGACCAACGGCTAGTTACAACCAACTACCTAGGCCGTCTTGACAAGGATTACAATTTAATTAATTTTACTAAGGTTGATTATTCAAAGTTAGATGTTCCATCTCTCTGGGAGTTTGTTGGCGAAGAGGATGTCCGCATCACTCAGTGGGAGGGTAACTACTACCTGATCGGGGTACGGCGTGATACCACGCCCAATGGGCAAGGTCGCATGGAGTACTCTAAAATTGAATTAGATAAAACTAACTGGACAGCCACCGAAGTTCAAAGAGTTCGTATTCCACCTCCTGTTGATGTTAACTCTTACTGTGAAAAGAATTGGATGCCTATCCTTGATATGCCTTATCACTTTGTTAAATGGGCTATGCCTACAGAAATTGTTTGGGCAAATCCTGATACACCTGAATGTAAGCAGGTACTGGTAAAAGAAACTCCGCCGATTTCTCCTGATCAACGTGGTGGTACAAACGTAATTGCTTGGGGCGAGTATTACATTGCGTTTACTCACGAAGTTAAGTTATGGAAAAATTATTTAAATCAGAAGGACTCCGTATACAGACATCGAATGATTGTCTGGGATAAAGAGTTTAATTTTGTTGGACTTACATCTTCCTTTTCATTCTTAGATACGCCAATTGAATTTTGCGTTGGCGCAGCAGTTATAAAGAAGAATCTAGTACTAACTTTTGGCGTTCAAGATAACTGTGCCTTTGTTCTTGAGGTTCCAAAAAAGATTGTAAATGGAATGATTACGGAGGCCATGTCTTATGGACATTAAAGAGTTAACTTTAAAACTGGCTGAAAATCCACAGGATGTAGAGAATAACTTTAATCTTGCTGCTGCATATGAGCACCAGTTGCAGTATGCATCTGCGGCGGGGTTCTATTTAAGGGCGGCTGAGTATGGCTATAAGACGCACCCATTAATTACTTACACCTCTCTGTTAAAGATGGCTCTTTGCTTTAATGCCCAAGGAGAAAGAAATAAAACCGTTTACAACAACATCATGCAGGCCATTGCATATCTACCAAATAGACCAGAGGCGTACTTCCTACTGTCTAGAATTAAAGAACGAAACAAGGAGTATCAAGAGTGCTACACCTACGCAGAGTTAGGTTTGCTATTTGCAACTACAACCTACAATCAACCACTTCCAGGATATGTAGAGTACAACGGGTCTTATTGCTTACTATTTGAGAAGGCTGTGGCTGGCTGGTGGATTGGGCGCAAGGATGAGAGCAAGGTCTTGTTTCAGCATCTATTAGATGATTACAAGATGACTCAAGAGTATGTAAATGGATGCCTTAATAATCTTAAGTTGTTTGTCTAATGTTTCCTAACTGGTTTAAGGATGTAGAGAAGTACTTCAGACATGTACCAAGTGTTCCACTTCGTGCACTACAGATCGGTACCTACACAGGCGATGCCACTGAGTGGCTACTTAATAATCGGGAGATCGAGTATCTAGATGATGTTGATACCTGGGAGGGCAGTGAAGAAGTCGCCCATGAATCTCTGGATTTTTCTTCAGTAGAGGCTTACTACGATTCAAGATTCCCAAAGGATGGAAGAATCTTAAAGCACAAGATGACCAGTGATGAGTTCTTTTTAAAAGGCGCTAGTTCATATAACTTCATATACATAGATGGCGATCACACCGCCCTACAGACCGCTATGGATGGCCTGAATGGTTTCAGGCACCTGGAATCAGGTGGGGTGATGGCATTTGATGACTACCTCTGGAACTATGGCGGAGGAGAGTACAGGGAGCCTAAGAGGGGCGTGGATTGCGTTCTTAATCTCTGTAAAGGCGAGTACACAATGATTGAATCTGGATATCAGGTATGGATTGAGAAGTGCTAGATAACGCCTGCTTTGAGGTCTTTCATACTGATACTGGAAATGTATTGAGGAACAAATCTTACGAGGGCATTTTAGAATCTATGTCTTTCTTGCCCCGTCTTGGATCTCCTACTGTGTACTTAAATACTGTTGATAAGGCTGAGGCATTTATTAATCAAACACCTGATTTTAAGGTTAATACAGTTACTGACTTCTGTAAGCCAGGAGAGACCTTCCCACCATCATCTGGAGTTATAGGAGTTTGGGCAAGTAATTACTTGGCTTATAAAAAGTTTTTAGAATCTGACAAAGATGTATTAATAATTTTTGAAGATGACATAGTTATCAGCAATAACTTTAAAACTATTGCAAATATGTATATGAGTGAACTTATGCCTATATGGGATTTCTTTTCATTTTTTGTTCCTGATGATTCTTTATTTGCATACAGTGAACCAGAACATGATTTAGGTGAAGAACATATTTGTAAGTCGTACCAACAATGGTCTTGTGCAGGTTATGCAGTTAGTAGACGTGGTGCAGAAAAGGCTGTTGCTGATATTGAATCAAGGGGAATTAATTGCCCTGTAGATTGGTACATATTTAACTTTAGAATAAAAAAAGAAGAAAACCAAATAAAATTTAATACATTTACAATAAAGCCACAGGTATATAGACCTATAAAGTTTTTATTAGAGGCAGCACAGTACAGCCAAATTCACAACGGTAGTACAGAGTTACTTAGTAGACATCCATAACATCATTTATAACTACTTCATCAGAAGCACCGCTAGTTCCTTGAGCACCTATAGTTCCCTGAGTTCCTTGAGTACCCTCACCAAGTGTTCCTTGAGTTCCTTGCGTACCGTCAGTGCCTTGAGTACCAGTAGTTCCTTGGGTTCCCTGAATACCCTGATCACCCTTATCACCAACACGAGCAAATGTTACATATAAATTATCATCATTAGAGATTGATAGAGTTCCAGTTACATATGCAATTGGGACAGAGAAATACGCTCCTCCACTTTCATGAGTATGCGTTCCTGTAACTTGAAAAAATGCAAAACTATTAGAATCTGTAGTTTCTGTAAATTTAATTGTTGCTTTAATTCCAGAAGTTGAGTCATCTATAGTTTGTAATAGTTGTGAAATGTCGCTTGAATTAAAATCAAGGTTGTCTATATATAGCGCAGTTGCACTAGAGATAGTTGCATTATTAAATTTTAAATTTCCATTACCTGGATCAGTATTTTCTGTATTAGTTAAGAAGTTATATTCATGAGTTTCTCCACCAAAGTTTCCTGTAGCACCTTGAGTTCCAAGTGTTCCTTGAGTGCCTTGAGTTCCCTGTGTTCCTTGGGTTCCCTGTGTTCCTTGGGTTCCTTCAGCACCTTGAGTTCCTTGAGTGCCTTGAGTGCCTTGAGTTCCCTGAGTTCCCTGAGTTCCCTGAGATCCTAAAGTACCTTGAGTTCCATCAGTGCCCTGCGTGCCCTGAGTTCCTTGAGTTCCCTGTGTTCCTTGGGTTCCCTGTGTTCCTTGGGTTCCCTGTGTTCCATCAGCACCTTGTGCACCAACAGTCCCTTGCAATCCTTGTATACCTTGTAACCCTTGTACGCCTTGTACGCCTTGTACGCCTTGTACTCCTTGAGTGCCCTGTACACCTTGTACACCTTGAACACCTTGAACACCTTGAAGACCACCATATGCAAGAGAGTTCCAAGCAGTTGATCCATTACCAACTTTAAATTTACCAGTATCTGTTTCTGTTCCTACTTCACCAGCAGCAAGTGTTGGATTATTTGCTGTCCATTGTGATTCAGTACCTCTACGAAGTTTGATTGTTACTGACATTAGACTACTCCTCCACCATCATAGGAACTTGTGTATACATCACTGCCATTTGCTTCGTCTCCTCCATCGGCTACACCTGTTACAGTATCCGAACCATCAACTTCATCTCCGCCTTCAACTATATCTGCAGAAACGTTTGTTGTAATTTCAAGCCACTCAACTCCATCAAATACATAAACATTTCTTGCCTCTGTATTGTAATAGAGATCTCCAACGTACCTGCCTGTAGGTTGAGTTCCTACGGCAAGTACGTTGATAGGTACGAGGGCTCTTTTACTCATAGTAGTTAGGCTTTAACTACCACTCTATAAGTTTCACCTGATTGAGGAGCGACTGCAAATGCAATGGCTACTCTATTTGTACTTGATTTTGTAATATCAGTTACAACCTCAGCACCGCTTGAAATTTCCCAAACTGTTACAAGCACATCTAGTGTTGCTAAGTTATGGTCAATATTAAATGATGTGGCTGAGTATGGACTTTCTGGAGTTATAGTCTCTGCATAGGTTCCAAGTTGACCAGATGTACCTTGTACACCCTCAGTTCCTTGTGCTCCAGTAGTTCCCTGTGCACCAGCAACACCGACAGCACCTGATAGGTTTACTGACCATACTGCGTATGTTCCAGAACCAATGTGTTTGGTCTTAGTAAATACGAGAGCGCCAGTTCCAGAGTTGTAAGAACTTACAGTACCGTATTGAATGTTAGAGACATCAAAGGCAACTGTTATGTCTTGACCAACAGAGTAATCAACCGCTAGATCGGCAACAGTAATTGTTTGAGATCCGCTGTTTGCTAAAGTGAATGAAGTTGTAGATGTTGTGGAGTACTTATCACCATCAAGACCAGAGGTACCTTGTACGCCCTGAGTTCCTTGTGAACCAACAGTTCCCTGTTGTCCTTCAATACCCTGTGCACCAACAGTTCCTTGGGTTCCCTGTGAACCAACAGTTCCCTGTGCACCCTCTGTACCTTGAGCACCTTCAGTTCCTTGAGCACCTTCAGTGCCTTGAGTACCCTGAGCACCTTCGGTGCCTTGTGCACCTTCAGTTCCCTGAGTTCCTTCAGTACCTTGAGCACCGACAGTTCCTTGTGCACCAATTGTGCCTTGTACTCCTTGAGTTCCTTGAGAGCCTAGTGTTCCTTGAACGCCTTGGGTTCCTTGGGTACCCTGAGCACCTTCGGTGCCCTGAGCACCTTCAGTTCCTTGTGCACCTTCAGTTCCTTGAATTCCGTCTACACCCTGAGTGCCTTGTGTACCTTGTGAGCCTTCGGTTCCCTGTGTTCCATCGGTTCCCTGTGTTCCTTGGGTTCCTACTGAACCCTGTGCGCCCTGAGCACCAGCGGTTCCTTGAGCACCTAACGTACCTTGGGTACCTTGAGCACCAGTATCACCAACATCACCAGTACGAGCAAAGGTAATGATAATGTCATCACTATTTGCAAAAGTTCCATTTAGAGATAGATCATTAACTGGGACAGTAAACCATCCTGAGTTATTTGTAGAAACTCCATCAATTATGAATAGTGCGTAGGTTGCTGAATCAAACTTCTTAGAGATTCGTAAGTGACCTTTAATTGTTGAGGTTGAGTCATCAATAGTCTGTAAGAATGAAGAAATGTCTGCAGAGTTATCATCATTGCTATCAATGTAGAGTTCTGTAGCACTTGCAAGATTTATATTATTAAACTTTAAATTTCCTGTGCCTGGATCTGTAGCACCAGTGTTAGTTAAGTAAGTGTAATCAAATGAAGCACCACCAAAGTTACCATCTTGTCCAGTTGCACCTTCAGTACCTTGTGCACCTTCTGTACCTTGAGAACCAACTGTACCTTGTGAACCAACTGTACCCTGAGTTCCATCTACACCTTGAGTACCTTGTGTGCCTTGTGCACCAACAGTGCCCTGCGCTCCGTCAGTTCCTTGTGTTCCTTGTGAACCTAATGTTCCCTGTGTACCCTGTGCGCCAACGGTTCCTTGAGTACCTTGAGAACCTAATGTTCCTTGTACACCTTGTGCACCCTCTGTACCTTGAGTTCCTTGTGTACCGTTAGCACCGTCAAGACCTTGAATACCGTCTGCACCCTGTGCACCTACAGTACCTTGTGCACCTAGTGTGCCTTGTGTTCCTTGTGTACCGTTAGCACCGTCAAGACCTTGTGCTCCAGCAGTACCTTGAGCACCTTGTGTGCCAGCAGTACCTTGTGCACCAGTGCTTGAGTTAATCCATGCTGTGCCATTCCAAGCACGAAGAAAACCTAGAACAGTATCAAAATAAATTTGTCCAACAACAGGAGATCCTGGTGCTTCGGCTAAGTTTTGTATTCTTGCATTTTGTAATTCTAATTTAGTTAAATCAATCGGGGTTAAAAACTTACGGGCCATTTACATTATCTCCTTAAGATAAATATGCTTTTCCTGAAAAGGCTTGGGAGAACGAGACCGTAAGTGAGTTCAAATTAGTGTACGCTATTTCACCTTCGTAGATTGTACCAGCAGAGTCTACAACTGTAACGTTAGGCTTAAAGCCTAAGTTATGAGTTATTACCCAAGAAGCACTAACTGCATTTTGAGTATGCTCATACGCTAGCGCCTGTGGCTCTAGTGCACCGCTAGTTGTTCCAAAGTCTTGAGTGCCAGAGGGTGTAGTTATTAAGATTACGTCATTTACTACAATTGGAACAGTAGTTCCTGGTCTTACGTACTGACTCATTCTGTTACCTCTTCTGTCTTAAATATCTTTCCTCTGACATATGTTTGGGTGACTCCGTCTTTAGTTAACTGAACATCGTAGTACGAGGTTCTAGGCAATATACGTGTCTGTGTTCCAGTGAGTGCTAATTTTAGAGTACGAAGTCCTGCTCCGTCTGCTGTACCGACATTTGGAAATGTAATTGTAAAAGTTGTTATAACTCCAGGAATACCTACTCCTAGAATATCTGCTTTTGCGGTATAGGTATCCACTTCAAAATCAAGAACAATAGTGAACTCGTAGGCATCTCCCTCATAGACAAAGAGGTCCTGAGTAACAATTGATACTGGAGTTTCCACATTGCCATAGGTAGGGGTAGGCAAGTGAACACGGGTAGCGGCTGAGCGGTCGTCGATCTCTTGTGGTTGAAAGATTGGCACGTAGTGATTAGTAGTCTTTGAAATTCTGCGGAAACTAAAGACATCAATCTTAAACAGACCAATACCAAGTTGAGAACACAATTCTTTGTACTGTTGTTTTCTAGATTCAATCATCTGCATTAATTGTTGATAACGTTCAGACCTTGGAATTGTTACACCATCTGGAGCAAAGACGTTAATATCAAAAGCAGCATCATTAGCCAATGCATAGAGGGCTAGAGTTGATGCGTAAATAACTACGGGGTACTCTTCAAGTGTAGGAATATTCTGCAGACTAACACTGCGACCGTAGGCATCGGTGTGGAAGGCTGAGTGTTCTAAAAACGCTGTGCTTATGTAAGATTGAACTTCATTTGTTGTAAAGTATCTAAAGTAGTTTCCAGCAACAACTACTGCAGCATCAGCGGCAGGCACTGTGTCAAAAACAATATAACCAGTTGCTTCCTCAACCTCTACATCATCAGATATATCTACTCCGTTTAAGTTAACTATTAGATTTAATCCATCTAAAGGGGAGTAAGGAATTAAATATCGATTAGTAGTCCCATCAGCAGTAAATTGATAAACAAAAGACTTTGGGATATCGCCAATTTCAGATCTTAGTCGATCCGCTAGGCTTGAAATCGTGGCCACATAACCTCCGTTAAAATTCTATGCCAATCATCTCGTGTATTAAGACTTTATTCAGCGCAAAAATAAAAAGGTCCAACTCCCAACTGGGAGGAGGGCGGGAACCAGTTGAGAGTCGGACTACTAGCGACGGCTAGTCTTTAATTTGGCCGCCAAATGTAACCTAGTTGTTCTAGGTAATCGGCAAGAGATTTTGGAACCCTGTACTTAACACCTGCTTTAAAAGTGTAGGTATTGCCAACTCCATAACTCATGTCATCAATGTCGGTGATTGTGCGGATGACAACCATGTCACCTGCAGTTGAAACTCCAACATTTTCGATTTCATCTAGCACTAGTGGGGCGTCTGGATTTTTAGGATCAAAAATATCCTTCTCCAAACTTTCCGACTCAACTTGAGAAGCAATTGAAAGTTCTTCTTTACGCTTCTTTAGTTCTGCTGCATTTTTCTTTGATGCTTGTTCCGCTGCTCTGCCTGTTGCATCAAGCGGACTTGTTTGTGTATTTGCCACGTTGTTTATTCTCCTAAAATAGTTAGTGATGGCTGGGAGCCAAAAAAGGAGTAAGGCTCCCAGACATCAGGGTAAAACAAATTAGTTGGTGTAAACCTTGCAGATCGCTTGATCTGTGATTACGCCAAGACCCCAGATTGCATACCAAGCAAGAGCGTGCTCACGACCGAAGTCAAGAACGCCACCATCACGAAGTTCAACTGGAAGAGAGATTGCGTGACCAAATGCATTGTCACCAATCATGATTGCTTCATAAACTGAAGCACCGTTGCCAGTAGCAGTAGTTAGATAACCCTTTTCTGCTGTGAAATCTGCAGACTCTGGATTTCCACCACTTCCTGGAGCAGTGTTAGCCTTAACAGGAACCTCAATCTGAGATGCTGGAAGACCAACAGATGTTGAAGTTGTGTATGCAGCGTTAACTGCTAGTTTCTTAACCTGTGTTGTCTCAATGAATACTACGTCGTACAAACGACCAATTTCACCAAGCATGAAGTTACCAGGTGCGGCGTACTTCGTTACTTCAATGAACTCTGGGTTTGAACGGATATCACGAGATTGATTTGGGCTAACGAACATTACATAAGTCTCACCTAAGCGAGGAATGTTCTTAGAAGCAAGAGTAAGAGCAGCATCCTTAACTGCACCAGTTGATAACTTGTAGTTACCATCTAGGTCAGAGAATTGTGTTGCTACTGTACCTTCGTTGTACCAGTCGTTTACACCTTGTAGTGATGTGCGGTCATAACCGAACACTGCAGAAGTTGCTGCAGACAAAGTGTTACGTGCTTGTACATCTAGGTATTGCGCCATTTGGCGTCCTAGAAGACGAGATGCTGAAGCCATTACATCATCGAATGATGCATTAAGTAGCAATTCAGAAACAGCAACGGCATAACCGTGTTCTGCTACTGTGATTGCAATTTGCTCTGCAGTAAGTGCATTCGTAGTCATACGAACACCTTCTGTTAGAGGAGTTGGATCTACTGCGAAGTTCTTGTAACGAAGGAAGTTCACACGAAGACCAGGTGCTACACCTAGTTCAGTCTTCTTAACTGCGAATTGTTCGAAACGAAGAATTGGCATTGCCTGGAACAAAATTTCTTTCGACCAGATTGTTTGAATTGCTTGGTTCAGGCTTGTATTTGAGCCTGAGTAAGCGGTTGGGGCGCCTGCGAGTTGCCCTGTACCTGTAATTGCACTTGCCATTTAGGTCAAGTCCTTTCCTAGTAGTTGTTTGGGATTAACCGAACAGTCCCTGACCACGATTGCTGGCTGCTGTGCCAAGTAGTTTGGCTCTTTGTTTCGCATAATCCGCCAATGACATTTCCCTGATCGAATCAGGTGAGTACGATTTTTGTTCCGAATCATTATCGAGGGGTCCTGCGGCAGGATTAGTAATTCTAGTTCCTGCCATTTGTTGTCTTGC